GATAATCTTGCATTTCTACCAACATTATTATTTCCAATTGTTGCTATACCAAGAACATCACCTTGTTGGAATCCACTACCAGATGATCTAATGGTCGCTATGGCCACAACACCATCAGTGATCCTTACATCTGCTGTCATAAAATCACCACCAGCAGTTATATTAGTAAGACCAACCCCTACAAAATCAAATGTTCCAGATGCAGGTGTGTATCCTAAACCAGCATTGATGATACCCATATTACCTGTTCCAATACCAGCACTACCAACAAAATCACCAGAAGCATTTGATGCAGCACTATAATCAGTGTCACCATCATTAAATGATAATTGGTTAATTGTGTTACCTAATGTAAGAACAGTATCTCCTAATGATTGACCAATACCAAGTCTAACTTTCTTAGAATTAATATTAATTGAATTTGGCATTAATTTGGCAACTTGATTATTACCTTCAGATAAAATTGGATTATAAATCTCAAAAGTTCCACTAGTCTCAAACACTGCTTTATTAATTACAAATTTAAGATCTTCCCATTGACTTGGTTCCCAAGTGGATGCGTTTTGTGATTTAAATAATGATCCCAAATATGGTTGTTGTGATATAAATTCATCAGTTAATAGATCCGACTCACCAATCCTTGATATGAATACTTTATACTTAGTTGACCATGATGCTAAACATATGGCATATTCTGTATTATCTCCTTCAAGATAAACAGGAGATTCAAATGTAAATCTAGTTGCTACAGTTCCATTTGTAGAAACATTAATTTGATCTGGTGCTTTAATTATTTCAGAGAATGGTAAAACTTTTTGTGTTGGAGTTCCTCCTTCCATTGTTCTGATTTGGAATGTCATAGGAATATCCATGTCATCCTTAGTCTGGAAGTAAATATCGCAACTCGTAATAAAGATACCACCACTTTCTGTGACTTGGAAAGATTGTGCTAATGGGTCATACCAACGATCTTTACTAGTTACTTTTTCTTTAGTTGAAATAGCCTCAGTTTTCATAACAGTAGAACCTGTTAATGTTCTAACCTGTCTTTCTTCTTGTGTGGGTTTAGTTTGAATAATTGCATTTCTTGTAGAGATAATATTTTCTTGAACCGTCTCTAAAGTTCCAGCAGCAGTGTAGTTATCCTCACCGAATGTATCTGTATTTTCTTGATCGTTAGTAGTATTATCAATCACAGTAAATGTTTTTGTTCCCGTTTCAAATCTTGGATGATTACCAGTATTTGGATTTGGAATATAAAAACTACCAATTAAATTAGCACCAAGATCAGAAATTAACCTTCTATTAGATACTACTGCTAAAGCACCACTTGTTGCACCTCTAAGTTCCATTCCAGTGTTAATGTATCCATAGAAATCTCCTTGTGCTTGATCACTCATCGATTTAGTATCGACATTTAATATTGTTGATGTAGCAGAATATGTTGCTGGCATATCAGTAGCACCACCACTAGCAGATGCAAGTTGAACAGTACCTGGTGTTCCTAAAAATGTTTCAAGACCAGTAGCACCAACTTGAGATATATAAGGATTTTTTTGAAAAACTTCTGTAGGAGCATTATATGGGCCTGCTCTGTGATTTGCTTGTGCTACTCTAAATCTAATAGCAGGAACATCAGTTCCTTCTGCAACAACACCAGATCCTGGCATTTTTCCAATAATAGTTTCACCAACTTGGAAAGTTCCAGATTGCATGGTAATTTCAGTTAACTTAGGAGTGCAATATTGAGTTACTGCAACACCATCAAAGAATCCATATAATTGTGTAAGTGGCTTACATTTAGTAACTCTGAACTCCACGTTTCTAGAACGCATAGTCATAATAACATCACGACTTACAACTCTATCTCCTAGAGACTCATTATCAAATTGCTCTGTAACAACTTTTCTAGTTCCATTTCTAATTTGATTATCAACTTTGAATGTATCTCGAATTGTATCTTCAAAAGTTGTTGTTTTTGTTGTCTTATGCATTATTGAGTGGTTAACTCCAGATCCACCATTGATCCAACCTGCTTTAATAATTTCTTCTTCAGTAGTAACACTTTTTTCTTTTCTTTTTTGTGTACGATCAGATTGTTCTTCTCCAACCCAGTTAGTTTCCCATGAGTTCCATTGTATGGGAGCCATCCCAGTTTGTGGATCTACACCAAACTCTTGCATTGCTTGTGCCATGACACCAGCAAAGTTACCTTCCTGTTGAATTATCTTTGCATCAAGCCTAGCAGTGTCTGTCCATGTATCTGATGATGGTGCTAGTTTAACAGTTGCTTGCCAGAAACTAACTAAGAAAGGAGTAACACTTTCTGTTCTTGTAGCAAACTGCTGACTTAACCATTCAGTTTCGGTATAATCAAGAGTAACAACATCTTCAGTTTTTCTTACATTTGTTCCTTCAGCAGCAAGGAAAGCACGGTCAGTTCCTGCATCAACACCCTCAACAGGGCCTGGCATTAGATCTATTGAAGTGCAATAATGTTGTGGTCTTAATTCATTACGGGCAGGATCTAAACTACATTTTACTTTGAAACCATTAGTTTCTTGTGGTTTAAGACTTGTAAAATTATCAACAAAGAAACCAGATTTGAATTTGTTTAATCCATCAGCATCAGCAACAAACAAGTTTGATGTCTGTGTTTCTAACATAGACAATGATGTGTAATATTCAAGATTCTTAATTCTATCTTCAAGATCTTTAATATCTTGCATTCTATATCTTTTATATTTTAAGAAATCAATGCTTGCTTGTTTAGGTGAGAATAAATATGGAGGTAAAAGAATACTTGCTATCTCTATTGCGTCATCAACTCCAGTTGGCCTCTCTCTTTTCTCTGAGGGATCACCATATTTGATTTGGAATCTACCAGTTTTATCCAAGAAAATTCTATCAATTCTTCCAACAAAATGTGAAAAATCAACAGTAATAGTTTCATCCGATGCTAGTATATTTGCAGCAGAACTTCCAGATGCTGTAAATACTCTTCCTTTAAATTCAAAAGGAGATCTTACATTTTCAGCAACAGTATAACTAGAAACCTTTGGTCTTATATCAATGGTGTCAGTTACATATTCACCATTAACCATAGGAATCTCTTTACTATAGTTAAAACTATCATAAGAGTTTTTGACTGTTATATCACCTTGATCGGTGGTTTCATAAAAACCGTTTTTAAAATATATTTTTAATTGTCTCTTGGGTGCTTTTGCATTTGATCTTCTGGTAATGAAACCATAATCATAGAAAGTGCTTCTCTGACCATTGGTAAATGTGTAATTCGCTGATATATTTCGACTAGGATTATCTAAAGTTGTAATCAAACCTTGAACGGTTGACTCTTTAAATACTACAACTTCACCTTCTTCAAATGCAGTTTCATTAAGAGTAATATATGTTATTTGAGAATCTGTCAAAGACTCAGCAACAATCGCCACAGCACCACTATTCTGACCTGTAAATTCTTCACCAATAACTAAATCAGTTGTTTTTCCAGATGGGCCATTTAAAGATGTTAAAGTCATCTTAGGTGCTGAAGCTTCTGAAGTATCAGTCGATTCAAAAATACCATGAATATCAATAATATCTGCCTCATTTAATGATATCTTATTATCTTGAACTCTTGTTCCTATAGGGAAGTTTCCTGATGTTAGACCATCATTTAAAGTTGTTGCACCGATACCAGAAGCACTATCCTTTGAATAATTAACAACTGTAGCATTTACACGATTTAATCTTTTTATTTTTGCAGATGGCTTAGATTTTGTAAGAGTCGCAATTAATGTGCACCCAGTTGTCGCTGCTCCTAACCCTTCTATTTGTAATACTGTATTACCTGTAGTAAAGGTAAACATATCATCTCTTAATGCAACAGTTGTTCCATCAGATCTCATGAAGACATATCTCTCTTCATCAAATGGTAAGAAAGATTCGTTTGTTCCTGCAGCTAATGCAGAAGTAAGTTGACCTAATCCTGTATTTGGATTAATTGCTACATCAACAGTAAATTCTTTTCTAATTGTTAATGAGGAGTTTGTAAGATCAACATCTGAAATAAATGCTTTTGGCATTAATGCGTATAATTGACTCTCAGTAGATCTTTCTAATGGTGATGTTTGGAGTTTTAAACTAGAAACTTGTGTGGAGGATGTTGGAATAGCACCACTTGCAACACCAGTAACTGTAGTGACACCAGTGACTTTGACATCATTTGTATTAACCTCTGTTATTCTTGCAAATGATGGAACGTTATTACCTAATCCACCAAATGATAATATATTACCAACTTTTAATGAGCCAGGGAATAATGAACTCTCACTGGTAACTGTGCATATACCTGTTGCATTATCTTTCGCAGTAAATTGAGCATTACCAAAATCAATAACTGGTCTTTGTATTACATCTCCATTAAATGTTTTTGCTGCACCAACGACACCTGGCCCAATAGATGCTGAAGGGCCACCATACACTGATTTTACATCTTGCATACCAAAAGATGTTATAGCGGTTGCAACACGATTATTTGATATTCCATTTATCTCAAATGGTTCATTAGTTACAAACTCTCCACTCTTTTCATAAATTTGTAAAGACGTACTGTTAGAAACTGCAGAAACTAAGAATCCTGTAGCACCACTATACTTTCCTTTTATTTGAGTTGGTATTGTAAGTGTAACTGGTTCGTTTAAAGTTACTTTAGAATATAATTGAATATCATAAAGTGATATATCCCACTCATTAACAGCAGAGTTAGAAGCAGTGTAAGATCCAGACTCTAGAGCGAAATCATAAACTCGAGCTACACCAATTTCTCCACCACCTACACTTATTTGATTACTACCCTGTCTTTGATCTCTTAAACTAACAATAAATGTATTTCCAATTCCTATTTGAGGTGCACCATATACATTATTAAGTCTAACAGAATTTCCTGTTTTATATGCAACACCTTGACTTTCTAATCTTTTAGATGTTCTTGGTTTAGGTGCGTCAATATATGTTGAACTAATTGTTTCAACCTCATATCCTTTTACAAATGCTTTACCTGGTGAAACTTGATATAATGCAAGATCATCAGATGCTAATGTTCCACCCTGTGTAAATTGACCATCTTTATATATTCCTCCATTTTCAACTCCATCATTTAAAGAGTCTTTCATGGAAATATCAAAACTTCTAACCATGTAGTCACCAGACTCTGCAAATGTTCTACGAGCTAGTTCATCTCTAATAAAACTATATTCTGTACTCTTTTTCTGAGATCTTAAAACACCATCTTGTATGACTGCTAATTCAATAAAATTAGAATCATTAAAATCATCTAATGGTTTAGCAAATAAACTACAAGATATCTTTAAACGATCAGCACCTGGTGCAGCATAGTTGTTAAATCCTTTTGAGTTGTCTGCTAATGTTTCATCTTCATCAGCGTTAATTATATCTTCTTCTATTCTTAAACCAATTCTAGCACTAGGAGTGTTTCCATATTGAGATAAAAGAATCGTTTCATCTTGAACAGTAACAAAATTACCTCTGATAAAGTAAACACCGTTAGATATGGAGAACGATGCAGCTGTAGATGTTGCATTATTAGCAATACATGATGCAAATGATTCTCCTGAAGGTATGAAAGCATTATTTTGAGGCCCTGAAACAATATCACTATCTGCTATTAACAATTCTCCATCAGCAAAAACCTTAATATTATTATCTTCTACACCAGAAGACATGTATGAAATATAGAGTGTTAAGTTACCATTCTCACTATTCTCAGACATGAGAATCTGTTTAATTATCGCAGTTACACCAGTTGTCGCACCAATTATTTTTCTGTCAATTAATTGATCAATATAAAATTCTACAGGAACTCCTAGATGACTATTTTTTAATTCAACAGCAAAATACTCAGCAGAATACGCAGTATTACCTGGTATTACTTTTGCACCCTCTTTAAAGAAATGTTGACCAAATTTTTCAATTTGATTTTGTAATATAGACTGAAGACCTGTTAATTCTCTTGCTTGAACGGGATAGCCAGGCTTGAAAAGAACCTTATGATAATTATCATTCGGATCAAAATCATCAAAATATGGTGAAACGTTAAGGTTGGTTTGCTGAGCCATAGTTAATTAGAACTGTAATATTATTTTGATGTCTTCTTTTTGATTGGAAGATCTTGTAATTGATGGTCTGTGATCAACATAAATCATATTTCCAGAATATTTGTCAATTTCTGGATTAGATACTCCCTTAGTAAATGTTTGACCAAGGTAGTAGGTTCTATTATTTATTGAGGTAGAGAGACCCGTAAATGTTGTACTAATTGATAAATTAGAACTACCACCAACAATAGTTACATTACCACCAGAAGCTGGATCAGCAGTAAATCTTGTTGTGTTATATCCATAAATCGCTGCAGTTGCTGTTTGTGCAGTTGAAACAGAACCAGTTGCAGTTACAAAACCAGCAATAGTTCTATCTTGCCAATACTTTAAAACACCTGTTGTTTGATCATATGCAATGACTTTTCCATAGGCAGTAACACCTGTTCCAGTTGTTTGAGATATTAAACTATCTGCAGTAAATGTTACAGAGCTATATCCAGTTCCTGTTAATCTTAATCCATAGGCAGCACTTGCCTTGTCTAATGTAAGTAATTGGTCGGAACCAAATGATTTAGGATTTTCTATAATACCTATTCTAGCAATCTGGTTTCCTGTTATAAAGTCTGGGTTTTCAGCATCATTTTCAATTCTTGCATAAAGTAAAGCATTGGTTGCACCCAACTCCCTATAGATATCTGAACCATGACCACCAGGTGGTGGAATGATAACGTCAAGAGTTGGTGGAGATGTGGGTGTTGGAACAGATCCAGCAGATAAATCAACGTTACCGTAAGTATATCCATATCCTTCGTT